CCCGCCATTACTTGCGCCGAAAGTTTCGGGCAAATCCAAAAGGTAGCGTTTCAACGTCTGACACAGGCGGACGGAACCAAAAACAGTTTCGCAACGGCGGCGGCAATTGGTTTGCTTGCGTCGTGGACGCCGAAATTGTCAGCGAACGACGACACGAAGATTGTCGTTTCCCCGTATATCCAAGCACCGACCGCCGAGGCGGGAGCCGCCCGAACATTCGGAGGCGGTAACGAAACGTTGGGAGGCGTGGAAGAAATCATTGGCAGGGAGCCAACCCCGTTTACCGGAGTTATCCGCAAAGCCCCGCAAGCCGTAATTAAGGCACTCAAAGAAATGCAGTGCGAAAGTTGGGGCGACAATTTGGGCGTTTTCCTCTTTGATGAAAACGGCGTAATCGGAGCGATTGAGGACACCGGAACCGCCGGAACGTATTACCCGATTCCCATTCGTTCGCTGTTTATCGGCGACAAAACATTGGGAGGGTTGGAAGCCCCGGACAGCAACGCAATCCAATGGTCGTTTTTGCCGAATTGGTCGGACGATTTGGCAATTGTCGTACCGTCGTTCAACCCGTTGACCGATTTAAAGGTTGCCCCCTAACGAATGGGAGCAAAGACAACAAAGGTAAGGTTGGTTTGTCCGACGCACAACCTTTCCGACGAATTTACGATTGAACACGCTAATCGCCTTTTACGGATGCCGAACAATGGCGGTTGGCAATTACCCAAAGACAGCGATTTTAAATTTACCAACGACAATGGGATTGAGTATAGACGACATAAAAAAGCGGATAACGGAGCCGAGGAAAAGGGCGACAATTAGCCGTGCGGTTTACCACCAAAACCGTATCAATTTCCACGCTCAAACCCGTATTACGTCGTTCGACATTTGCCAACCCGTAACGGACTTTTTGGCATTTGTCGGCAACCTATTGCCCGCTGATAAATTTAAGATGTTCAAAACATTGTTCCGTTATCCCGTTACAACCAACGGGGTAACGGGCATTTGTTTTGATAAGTTAAGCCGCATTTTTGACGGTCGTAACCCGGCGTTCAACTATCAGTTTATGAATAGCGAACAACGGGACGATTGGGAGTATTACCGCCAAGATGTATTGCATGAACCGGAGGTTTGGAGCAATAAGGGTTGGGAGTATTTCCAAACCGAAATAAACAGCGTCTTAATTGTCGATATGCCGACCGAGCAAGCCCCCGGCGACAAATACCCCGCCCCGTACTTTTATTGGCTACCTATTGCGTCCGTGATTGATTACCGAGCCAACCCAACAACCGGGTTAATGGATTGGATAATTTTCAGACAGGACAATAAAAGGATTGCCGTAATTGACAACGAGCAATACCGGATATTCCGGGAAGCCAAGGGCGGAAATATTGGGGAATTGCTTGTTGAAAGCCCGCACGATTTGGGGTATTGCCCCGCCCGTTTCTTTTGGACGGAACCGTTGAGCCTCAAAGAACCCGATATTAAACAATCCCCGCTAACAAAGCAATTGGAGGCGTTGGATTGGTTTTTGTTTTACCATATCAGTAAACGCCATTTGGATTTGTACGGGTCGTATCCGATATATTCCGGGTATGAACAAAGTTGCGATTTTAGCAACGCCGAGAATGGCGACTATTGCGACGGCGGGTTTTTGAAAGACAAACAAGGGTTTTACCGATTGGACGCCGCCGGGTTGCTGTTACGTTGCCCGAAATGCGGGGAAAGCCGGATTAACGGCGTTGGCTCTTTTGTCGAAATACCGATACCGGACGGGGACAAACAACCCGATTTGCGTAACCCGGTGCAAATGTTGACCGTTGACCGTGGCAGTTTGGATTATAACGTTGAGGAGGAGGAGCGTTTAAAGAACAATATCATTACGTCCGTCGTTGGAACCAACGAGGAAATAACGACACGGGACGCCCTCAATGAACAACAAGTATTGGCAAACTTTGAAAGTCAATCGACAATCTTAAACCGGATAAAGAAAGGATTTGAAGCGGCGCAACAATTCGTCGATGAAACGGTTTGCCGTTTACGTTACGGGTCGTTGTTCGTGTCTGCAAAAGTCAATTACGGAACCGAGTTTTATTTGTCAAACGCCACGGAGTTACGGGAACGATACAAGGTTGCCAAAGAAAGCGGCGCAAGCGAGGCAGAATTGGACGCCATGCAGAACCAAATTTTGGAAACGGAGTACCGCAACAACCCAACCCAATTGCAACGTATGTTGATATTGTCGGAGTTGGAGCCGTACCGCCATTTGACCCGGAACGAGGTATTGGATTTATACGGGCGTCAGATTATCGACGAAAGCGATATGCGTATTAAGTTGGATTTTGCTAACTTTGTACGCAGATTTGAGCGTGAGTATTTAAACATTTTGGAATTTGGGTACAATATGCCTTATAATTCCAAAATAGAGTTCATAACCAATAAATTTAAAGATTATGCGAGTGAAAGCAGAAACCGAGGGTAAGACGAAAGACGTCGATGTTACGAAAGTAACCCCCGAAAATTACATTGTCCCGGACAATGAAAAGCATTTGTATCATTGCGTTATTGAGGTGCGCAAGTTCGACAGCGAAACAGGCAAACGCCTTTCCGTGCCGAGGGTGCAAAAGTTCGGCAAAAAGATGTACGAAAACAACATTGCCGACAATCTGAAAAAACAGGGGTACACGATTACCGTGTTACACGACCCGAACGAATGGTTGGCAGACCAAGCCGAGGCGAACAAAGCCAAAGCCGCCGCCAAAGCGCAAGCCGCCGCCGAGAAAGCCGCCGCCGACGCAAAGGCAAAGGAGGAGGCAGACGCCAAAGCGAAAGCCGAGGAAAAAGCCGCATTGAAAGCCGAAATTTTGGCAGAATTGAAAGCGGCGGGAGTTATCCCGGCGGAATCCGCCAAAGGTGCGAAAACAGACGCCAAAGCGAAAGCCGAGGAAAAAGCCGAGGGCGGAAAGTAACCGAATTTATTAATAATAATCAAAGGGTAAGATTATGGCATTAACAAGCGAAGTATTAAAGGCAAATGCGGTATTAGCCGGATTGACCGACGAACAAATACAGGCGATAACCACGTTATCGCAGAACGACGAAAACACCGTTATTGCTCAAAAGACGGGCAAAATTTACGGGGATTTGGACGCCGATATTTTGGCGGCGACCGGAATAGCCAAGAACGGCACGGAAAAAACATACGACTATGCGAAACGTGTATTGTCGGAGTTCAAAACCAAAGCCGAGGGCGCAAACGGTTTGTCCGCTCAAATCGAAAGTCTGACGAAAGAAAAGGCACGTTTGGAAAAAGCGATTGCCGACGGCGCAACCGACGCCGAAACCGCAAAGGCTTTGAAGCAAGCAAAGGCGGATTTGACGGCGGTACAAACGCAGTTCAACGACCTAAAAACCAAGTACGACGAAGCCGAACAAAAGTACCAAACGGAATTGTTCGGCGTTCGCATTGAAAGCGCATTGCAAACGGCGGTTGCCGGGGTCAAGTTCAAACCGGAATTGCCGGAAAGCGCAACAAAGGTTCTTTTGTCGCAAGCAATCGACAAAATCAAAGCGATGAACCCGGAGTATATCGACGACGGCAAAGGCGGCAAAGTATTGGCGTTTAAGGACGAAACGGGCGCACTTTTGCGCAATCCGAACAATCAGTTGAACCCGTACACCCCCGCCGACCTTTTGACCCGTGAATTGGAAACAATGGGTATTATCGACAAAGGACGCCAAGCGGCGGGCGGCGGTACAGGCGCACCCGGCGGCAACGGTGGTTCGGGCGGCGGCGGTGCAATCAGCATTTCCGGCGCAAAAACAAGGGTTGAGGCATACGACGCAATTACGCAGACTTTGCAGGGTCAAGGCTTGCAAGTCGGTACAAAGCAGTTCGACGACGCAATGAGTGCGGCGTGGAAAGAAAACAATATTGCGGCGTTGCCGGAAAAGTAAAGTAACCACGGGTAAAGGGTAAACCCGCATTCAATAACAATTAAAATTTTAAAAGTATGTCATTAATCGCAACAAGATTGCAGAATTGGCGAGTTGAAAACCCGGAATTAGACCGTAATATGACCCGCCCGTGTGAGTATGGCGCATTGGATTTTTTCATTGAACAAACCAACGCCCCGTCCTCAATCATTAACCCCAATTTGCGCGACCGTGCGTTTGCGTCAATGGGCAATACCGTACAAATTCCCGTAATTAGTTACGACGAAAATGTACAGGTATCCAACACCCGGTCGTGTGTTATCGCCGATAACGAAAACACGTCCGCACTTGTAACCGTCGTTTGGGCAACCTATGCGATAGGCTTTACAATGGTTCCCGCCGCATACATGAACAACGAAATTTCGTATGAACATGATTTTTTGCGGAAAATGGAAAAGACGACCCGTGCGTTGGCAAACTCTTTGGATGCCGCCGGGGTTGCCGCTTTGGAAGCCAACAAAACGCAGGTTTTCAAAACGTTGCTCAACTATACGCAGACGGGTAACAGTATCCAAGTTCCGGTACAAATGGCGACCGAGATTTTGGGCGACGTAAACCCGATTATGCGGGCAAACTGTTACCCGGAGTATATCCACATTATCGGCAACGCCGGGGTTGATAGCCTTATCCGTAAACTTGCGCAACACGGCATTTACAACGACGTAAACAAGCGCATGGAGTACGACAACAAGGTTATCCACTATACCAACAACGTTGTTGACGAAAGCGGTAAAATGGGTTCGTTCTATGCAGTTGCAGACGGAAATGTTGGTATCCTAACCCGTGTTGACCGTGAAGCGTTGCGCCGTGCCCGTGCGAATTTCCACGAATGGGACGTTGTACGTTTGCCGTACATTGATTTGCCCGTTGGGTCGCACTATTACACAGGCGTTGGCGACCAATCGGCAATCGCAGGGGCGGCAACGGAAGATTTGACGTGTGCCGTTAAGGAGTATTTCGGATTTTCGGTTGACGTGGCGTTTATCGTTGCTTACAATAGCGACCCAACGACCATTGCAAACCCGATTATCAAAACCGAGATTGCAGCACGTAACCCGAACGAACCGTTAGGAATGCCCGTTTACGTTACCAACGCAACCGAGTTTCCCGCCGGGGGTGGTGGTGCGGGTGCATAAACCGCAATACGGAACGATTATTTAACCGAGGGGACGGGGTGGTTATCCCCGCCCCCTCTTTTTAAATTAATGATATGGAAAATTGGAAAGTAATACACGATTTCCCTAATTATGAAATAAGTAATTACGGAAACGTGCGTAATAATACAAAGATGGTTAAAACCGTTCCCAATAAGCACGGGTATAATGTTGTAGTATTGTACAATGGTACTCGTAAATCTGTTAATGTTCATAGATTAGTTGCGGCGGCTTTCATTCCGAACCCGGACAATAAACCATGTGTTGACCATATAGACGGCAACAAATCGAATAACAAGGCGGACAATTTGCGTTGGGTTACAACCAAAGAAAATTGTAATAATCCAATAACAAAATCACGCCTAAATAAAAAGATTGGTGAATATATGGTTGGGAGATTAGGCGGATTGCACCAACGAGCAAAACAAATTGCGATGTATTCCATTTGCGGCGATTTGATAAAAACATTTTTATCAGTAAAAGACGCACAACGGGAAACGGGTTTAAATGATAGTAATATTGTTAAATGCTGTAAGGGTATAAAAAAAACTTGTGGCGGTTATATTTGGGCTTATGTATAGGATTAAGGAAATACAAGATAAGTTATTGCACGTCGTCGGTTGGGAACAATCATATAATCCCGCCGAGGCAATCGCCGAGCAATTGACGGAAACCGAAAGCGGGTTATATTTTCAAGGGGCGCACCCGCTTGTAACGTTGGATAATATGGCAGCAATCGTCCCGGACAATTGGGGCTTTCAATACCCGGTTTGGAACGATACAAAGGAATGGAAAGCCGGAACCGTGGTACATTACGCCAACGATGCGTCCGGGAATAAAAAATATTGGCGGGCGAAAGTGGATAACGTCGCCGAGGTTCCCGCCGACGATTCGGCATTTTGGGAGCCGTACAACATTCTATCCGATTATTTGGAACGTTTGACCCGCAACGGAATATCCACGGCGGTACAAACGTTTACGCAAATAAAGTCGTTGGATAAGGAAACAAAGAACCTTTTGGAGCGTCGCCCGTTCTTTGACGGTGCGGGACGTATCCGGGCGACCGTTTCCAATACACATAAATTGGTAGGCTTTGAAATTGTCCCGGTGCGGGCAATGGGAGTTACCGCCCAAATAAACCGGATAGGCTTACAAATGACAGGAGCGACCGGAACCGTGAAAATGTATTTGTTCCATAGTTCACAGATTGACCCAATAAAGACGTTTGATTTGGAATTTACCGTTACCAACGGCGGGTTCCAATGGTTCAACCTTACGGACTGTTATTTGCCATATATCAGCGATGCCAACAACGCCGGGGGTGCGTGGTTCCTTTGTTACAATCAAGACGAATTACCCGCCGGAATGCAGGCTATAAACATGACGAAAGATTGGAGTAACGAACCGTGCGGAACGTGTACGGGTTACGGCAATATTGAGGCATGGCGGCAAATTACCAAGTATTTGCAGGTATCCCCGTTTATGATGAACGCCCCGGAAACGTTCGACGAATACCCGGAGTTGTGGGATATTGCACATACGATGTACACGAATACCCAAAATTACGGGTTGAATTGCGAAATAACCGTTGGTTGCGACCTAACGGATTTTATCGTTGAACAACGGGCGATATTCCAAACCGTTATTCAACGCCAAGTTGCCGCAATCGCTTTACGGACGTTGGCAATGAATCCCGACGTAAGGGTAAACCGTAACCAATCCAATGCGTCCAAAATGGAAATATTATACGAGTTGGACGGCAACGTTGAGGGTCGCCCCGGCGGTTTGGGTTATGACCTTAAAAAAGCATACGAGGCGTTGCGATTGGATACGCAGGGTATCGACCGCATTTGTTTGAGTTGCAACAACCGTGGCGTTAAGTACCGGACAACATAATTGGCACAATGGCGGGTTTGGCTTCAATAGAGGAATTACGACACCGGGTTAATGAATTTAATACCGGGATTGTATCCGGTAAATTTATCCGGGACGCAATCGACGACGGGGAAACGACGGCGTTTATTATCGACGCCAACGCCGAGGAACAATTGTTTGAACAAGGTATTAACCGTTTGGGCGTCGATATTATGGACTATGCGCCGTATAGCCCCCTAACCATACAGATAAAACAGGAGAAAGGGCAACCAACCAACCGGGTAACGTTGCGGGATGAGGGGGATTTTGAAAGTAGTTTTTATTTGGAGGTTGGCGATAGTCAATTTGAAATAAAGGCGGGCGATTGGAAAACGGAAGATTTGATAAAAAAATACGGGCGGCAAATATTGGGATTGACCGACGAAAATATTGCGACGTTGATTTGGCAATATGTGTACCCGGAGTTACTAACAAAAGCAAAAACGGTTATTTATGGCAATAAATAGAGTACCAACCATTGCAAACCCGGAATTGTTCGACCGGGTTATTGCAGATATTCAAAAGGGGTTAGCCGACAATTTGGGTTGGCTAACCCGGTCGTTTGGTAGGGCGGAACGATTGGTTAAGATTATCGGCGGAAAACGCTATTATACGCCCAATGTATATGCCGGGGGGAATGAGTATTTACCCGTGTCCCCGGACGCCAAATTGGGTAACTTTTCGTTCTTTGTATTGGACGACCCGCAAACCGTCGATTGGTTGCCAAATATCCAATCGGATTGGAAAACCCCGTTTTCCGTTATTTTTTGGTTTGATATGCGAACAATAACCAACGATGCCAACAACCGGAATATCGAAAAAGTAAAAGCCGAGATATTGCACGTATTGAACGGCGGGTTTTGGTTACGTTCCGGGGGTATAACGATAAACCGGGTATATGAACGGGCGGAAAACATATACAAGGGGTTCACGTTGGACGAAGTGGATAACCAATTTTTAATGCACCCTTACGCCGGATTGAGGTTTGAGGGTATTATGAGTATTCAACAACCATGTTTATAATTGAGATATGATACAATTTGCATTTTATACCGCCGTGGTCGCTTTGGTTGCGGCGTTCGGTTTGACCCTGTTAAAAAAATGGGGCGTCGTTGAGTGGGTGCAAGTCCACGGCAACGACTTTTTCGCAAAGATGTTCAATTGCGATTTTTGTTTGTCCTTTTGGGCGGGCGTCGTTTTGGCTATCTTTGTAACAGCCATTACCGGGAACCCTGTATTGTTGTTGGTTCCCGTTTGTTCAACCATGATAACCCGGATATTGTTATGAAAAAAACAACGATAGGTAAACATACAGTCGAGATATACGACGCAATAGACGATTTGCCAATGTTGCGTTTTCATAAGTTCAATAAAATGCTGTTAGTTGACGCCGGGGTTGGTTCCGACCTTGCAGAGTTCGACACGCATATTGAAAAGGCAATCCGGTATTTGCGTAGCAAGAACCCGGAGTTGGCGGAAAAGGAATTGGATAATATGCGGCAAAACGTGTATTTCATTCAATCCGGTATCAGTCCAAAGCATTTGGCGTTTTGCGTGTTGGTTAAGTCCGTGGACGGCGTGGAGCAAAACGACCTATCCGACGACGGATTGCAAAAGTTATTGGATATGTTCGCCGACGTTCCGCATACAGAAATGACCGCCCAATTGGAAGCGGTCAAAAAAAAAATAGACGATGAATTGCGGTTGTATTTCCCAAAGTCATTTGACGACGCAAGCGTAAAGGAGTATTTCGACGAATTGAAACGCCGCACGTTATTAATGTTAGACCAAATAATTGACGGGGATACAACCGACCGTCGGGCGGAAATTGAGCGAATAACAACCGATATGTTGTTATATAATAAACCCCAATCGTTTAACGGGTCGGATAGTATGGAAATTCAGTACGACAAACAGTTTGAAAATATGTGTTTGACAATTTCCCAACATTTGCATACCGACCCCAAACGATACACGGTTTTGGAGTATTACAACGCTTTTGAACGTATAAAAGATATGTTCAAACCAAAGGGAAACCAAAAAGGGGCAAAATAAGCCCGTTTGCGGCTTTAAATTGTCCGGGCGGATTAATCCCACGGAAAAGGAAATAAAATTGAATAGCGGGCAAATTACCCGTAAATAACAACGAAATACATTGCGGAGTTATGGCAGACAATAACAACCCGATTAAATACAGCGATTTAGTAAAGCCGGATAATAGTATTACCGACCTTATTAATCAGTTAGACCAATTATCCGACGCCTATATGAACACTCTTAAAAATATAAAGAGTGAAGCAATAACGGTTAAGGCGGCATTGGCGGGGGTATCCGGGGCAACCGAACAGGGGCGGACGTCTATACGGGGGGCGTCGTCGGATACCGACAAATTGACAAAGGCGGCACGGGAATTGGCGTTTGCCGAAAGCGAGAACGCAAAACGGTTGGCGGAATTGCGCCAAGCCCGTAAGGAGGCAAACGATATAACCAAGCTAACGCAACGTTTGAACCAATCCGCCGAGGGTTCATATAACAAGTTATCCGCCCAATATTCCCTAAACAAAATATACCTTAACAACATGACGGTTGAGGAAAGGGAGGCAACCGAGGAAGGGCGGCAATTGGTAGAGCAAACAAAAGCCATTTACGAGGAAATGAAGCGGTTGCAGGCGGAAACGGGGAAAACGTCGTTGAACGTCGGTAATTATTCGGATGCCGCCAAAGGATTAACAACGCAGATAGAGAACCAAACAAAGCAATTGGCGTTGTTGCGTTTGGAGGGAAAACAGGGAACCGCCGAATATCAAAATTTAGCAAAAGAAACCGCCGTATTGCGGGATGCCGTCCGGGATGCCACAAAGGAAATAACCAATATGGCGTCGGATACGTCAACGTTGGATTCTGTATTGAGTTTGGCGGCGGGTGCGTCCGGGGGATTTGCGGCATATACCGGGGCAATGGAGTTGTTCGGGTCGGAAAGTGAGGAAGTACAGGAAGCGCAAAAGAAGTTGCAGGCGGCAATAGCCATTACGACCGGGGTACAGGCGATACAAAACGCCGTACAAAAGCAATCCGCCCTTATGTTGGGTATATCCCGGATACAACAAGCCGCATTAACCAAAGCAAAGGTTTACGATAGATTGGTTACAATGCAGGGAACAAAGGCGACGTTGACGGCAACCGTGGCGCAAAAGGCGTTTAACCTTGTTGCATCTGCCAACCCTTACGTCCTTTTGGCTATTGCCTTAATTACCGTTGTTGGGGCGTTGGTTGCCTTTTCGTCCGGGACGAAAGCCGCCGCCAAAAATCAAGAACGTTTAAACGCTTTGCAGGGTGCATATTTGGATACATTGGAGTTGGAAAGCAACAAATTATCCGAGGTTGCCAACGAAAGGGTCAAGGCGATAGAACGGGAATTGCAGATTGCACAAGCCCGGAACGCAAGTACCGCCGAGATACGAAAGATTGAGGACAGATTAGCAACCGAACGACGCCGGGCACATAACGAACAAGTCGGATTTTACGGACAGGAAATAAAGGATTTGGATACCAATAAGGCAAAATTGGAACAATACCGTAAGTCCCTTATTAAACTGAATGAATTAAAAGCGCAAGGCAATAAAAAAATCGTTTGGGACGTCGAATTGGACGGCAATATTGAAACGTACAAAGTTGACGACGCAATAAATATTGCACAGGCGAAAATAGATAATTACGGGCGCATGGTTAGTATTGCCGTTGACCTTAAAACCGAAGGCGACGATATTAATACAGCCGATGCCGTCCGAGCCGCCAAACGCCAACAGGAACAAAAAGACGCCGTAAAAACCGAATTGGATTTATTGCGAAAAGCCGAGGACGCAAAAAACGCCCTTATCCAAAACAGTTACGACCGTCAACGCACAATCGCCAAAGCCGCCAACGCCCGGCAAATTGAGGACTTACAATATCAGTTGAAAAACGATGCCAATTTAACGGCACGGGGACGGGCGGCGATTAACGCAACAATCGTTTCGTTACGTCAGCAACTAACAAACGAGTTGGTCGATATGGAAAACGCAGAACGGGCGCAAATCCTATCCGCCCGCCGTGTTACCGAGGACGCCGAAATTGCGTTAATGGTTGAGGGTTCCGCCAAACAGCGGGAGCAATTGCGAATACAGTACGAACGCCAAATTGAGGACATACAAACCCGGTTGGATAGTGAAAGGGGATTGACCGAACAACAGACAACCGAATTGTTGGCACAACAAACGGCGGCACGTCAACAGTACGCAACGGATTTGGCGAAACTCAACGACCAAATCAATATCGACCAACTCAACAAGGAAGCCAATACAATACAATTGCGATTGGATGCCGTCCGGGAGGGTTCAGAGGAAGAAATAACCTTGCGTACCCAATTGTTGAACAAACAACGGGCATTGGAATTGGCACAAAATCGCCAAATCGCCGCCGAATTAAGGCAGGACGAAAGGGATATAAACGCCAAATACGATGCCGAGATATTAAAGCAAACAACCGAATTGAGCCAACAACGGGCGTTATTACTATTCGACCAACAACAAGCGTTGGAAGCGTCGGAGTTTGATTTAATCCGCAATTCCGAGGAACGCAAAACCCGGTTCCGTTTGCAACAAGAAAAGGAACGGTTAAAAAAGATTTTGGAGTTGAACAAAACCGCCGGGGTCAAATTGACCGAAACGGAGGTTGCCACAATTCAAAACACAATCGCCAAAATCGACCAAGAGATACAGCAAAGCAAGGGCGACGAACGGGGTAAAGATATTTACGGACTGTTTGGGTTGAATTTGAACGACGACCAAAAGGAGGCAATCAATACGTCGTTATCGTTCGCAATGGAGGCTCTTAATACGTTCATGGATGCCAAGTTAGCCGCCGCCGACGCCGCCGTTACCGCCGCCGACAAAGAGGTTGACAGCGCACAAAAGGCGTTAGATGCCGAATTAACCGCCCGTGCCAACGGTTATGCGTCATCCGTCGTACAAGCGCAAAAGGATTTGGATTTGGCACGGAAAACGCAAGAAAAGGCGTTGAAAGACCAACAGAAAGCCCAAAAGCAACAACAGGCGATACAAACAATACAGCAAATTGGTGACCTTGTGACGGCCACGGCATTAATTTGGTCGCAGTTAGGTATCTGGGGAGCGATTCCGGCAATCGCGGTAATGTGGGGTTCTTTTGCTGCTGCTAAAATCAAAGCCGCGCAAATGACGAAAACGGCAAACGCGGAAACTTACGGAGACGGTACGGTTGAATTGTTGAACGGCGGTTCGCACCAATCTGGCAACGACGTTGATTTGGGAACCAAGCCGAACGGAACCCGAAGACGTGCCGAAGGCGGGGAATTTTTCGCCGTGTTCAACAAGCGTAATTCGCGCCGTTACCGTCGTATTATCCCGGACGTTGTTAACGCATTGAACCGGGGTATATTTGAACGCAAGTACATGAACGCATACAAAGAGGGCGGCGAATTTACAATAAACGTATCGCAGAATAGTCCGGATATGCGGGATTTGCAAAACGATGTTCGGGCAATCCGGGAACAAAACGCAGTCCGGTATTACACAACCGCCGACGGTAAAACAATAATGATTTACAAGAATTTAAAACGAACAATCAATTAACGTTATGAATCCGAAATACAGATTTTATCTAAATGCAGGTAGGGAACAGGTTTATATATATGAGTATATAAAGACCGGATTTTATCACGGGATGAGCGGTATATATGTTCCCCCCCCCGGAGGCAATAGTTATAAATGTATTATATTGCCGGCTTCCGTAGGTGAATACATAGTGTATAAAGATGGGGTACAACAAACAGGTGTGCGTATGTTATTTTTGACTTCTGATACCACAGGAGGGGTGTTAGGTAGTTCGTTGGATGGTCGAGGTGTTGCGCCGGAAGGGACTAATTTTATCGCTTTAAATTTTTGGGCTAATTCATCATCTGCACCACCGGAGGGTTGGCAATATTTTTCGGATGATGATTTAAAACAGATTGTTTTAGATGAAGCAGGATATCGTAGAGTAAACCCTATATATAAAGACGATTTAGCAAAGGAATTAGAATTGGAAACCGGTCAACAATTCTATCGTGCTAAACTATCCGGAAAAATTAATTTTGTTCGAGATGATTACGATTTTATAAACGATAAATCCTTTGATACGGAATTTATATTCAGGATTGAGCAAAGCGACGACGGCGGGTTATCGTTTTTCCCATATTACACGGGTAAGTTTATGAAAACGGATTGCGAATGGAATAATGATGATAAAAAAGTTACAGTACAACCGGATGTTTACGATCAATATAACAACGTCTTAGCAGGATTAGAAAAGGAATATAATTTGATTGAGTTGGCCCCGCAAATAACTCAGTTAAATTATAAAAAACGGCCATTAATTCAAATATATATTCCAGGCGATAGTGTCGTTTCTTGTTTTTTGTCGGGTATGTATTGGGAACAGGATGCAAATGTAGTTACAGATCGCAATGCGCTTCTTAATACCTATTATTTTGCATTGTGTAATTTGCTAAAAGAAATTAACGTTACAGGCACGACTAATCCTAATGTAAACGGATTATATTCCGGGCGTATGAGTATAAGCAATAATGTTTTTACGGGAACAATGCGTCCTAATGTCTCTAACGGTTATTATATTTATGTTTCCCAAGTCTATACACCACCTTTTTTTAGTGCAGTAACCGTTCAAATACGCCAGTCGTCCGACGATAAAGTCATGTATAGTTATATAGCAAATATTGGCGGCAATAATCCGTGGGATAATGCAGACTTTGATGCTCATGCTGTTTCCGGTTCTGGTGCAACAGGTTCCGCACATTGTGAAATGGCTACATATTCTATATATGCGCGTTATTTATGTGATGTTGAACAAGTATTAAATGTAGATACGTATCCATTACCTACCGATGATATTGTAGAAGATAATCGAAATTATAATCGAGTAGTTAGATACGCCCTAGATATAGCATATATATCAAATCAAAGTTCCACGGAGCCGTCACAATGGGGTATTAGGGACGATGGAACCTATTTTATGCCGCCTTACAGTATATCCGGCGATATATTCTATCCTATTGCCCGATCAACGTGGCGGTATGCGTCTATATGGTTTGCGTTTTATCTTGCTGATTGGTTATTGGAAGAAGATGCGCGATCTCCTTATACGTTAAGAGACGCAAATCCTATATCGTCTGTTATATCTGTATTGCTGCAAAAAATTGCGCCAGGAATTACGCACGAAGGAACCGAGGAATACAGCCGTTTTTTATATGGAGCAAATCGCCCGCTTGGTAATTATAATTTTACATTATTACTAACACAGAAAACCAACGTAACAAAGGGCGATTATGATCGTCCAGCACAAAAGGCCCCGATAACGTTACAGCAAGTTACAAATATGTTACGGGATTGTTTCCGGTGTTATTGGTATATTGAAAACAACAAATTTAAAATCGAACATATCCAGTTTTTCCGCAATGGCGGTTCATATAATTCGGCAACCATTGGAGTCGATTTAACCAAATTGCAAAATATACGTAACGGCAAAAATTGGAGTTTTGCAACAAACAGTTGGTCGTTTGATAAGGTTGATATGCCAGAACGATACCAGTTTGAATGGATGGACGATGTTACGGAACCTTTTGAAGGAAACCCGATAGAGGTTATAAGCAAATATGTAACGGCTGGGAAAATTGAGACAATAAATATTTCCAATTTTACTTCCGATATAGATTATATGATTTTGAATCCTGGAAGCGTATCGGACGATGGGTTTGCGCTTTTTGCAGCGGTTAAAAACGGCAATACATACGAATTGCCTTTCCTGGATTTTAGTTTTGGAGCAGGTAAATTAGTACTACAAAACGGTATATTAGCCATGAGATATCTGCAACCAACTTTTTACATCTACGATTTGCCAGCTTACAACGTTGAAATAAATGGATCGCAAGTACGCGCTTTGGGGATAGACCGTAAAAAGAAACAAACGTTGAATTACCCAAGTATAGACGACCCCGATCCGATGCAACTTATAAAAACTAAGTTAGGCAACGGACAAATTGAGAAAATAAGTATAAATTTGTGTAGCCGCATGAACAAACTAACTTTGAAATATGACACCGAATAACAATTTGTCGGTATTGCCGTTTTACCCGGACGAAAAATACCAAGACTTCCGCAAGTCTTACGCATACGGGGACATATACCCGTTATTTACACCACCAAACAAGTTGCCGCCGTTTCAGATTGTCCGCCCAACGTCGGCGGTATGGAACCCAACGGCAATAATCCGGCGGGTCAATAAAACGGGGTTGATTGGGGACGTTGTGTTGGACGTTACCCAAACATTATTGGAGGGCGGTTTACGGGTCAATCGCTTTGCCTCTTTGGGTTATGACGTTATAAGTTATCCCGGTATATTGCCATTCCCAAAGAACATGGAGCAGGGGCAATTTTATTTGGGTTTTCACGACGGGGTAAATCGTTCCGTGTCGGACGTATTTACAGTTGCTTACGGCGTCGAAAACTACATGAAAATTGAATGGTGGGACGCCGATAACATGACGTTTGAAAACGGGGCGATTGATTACCAAGTGCCGTTTAAAAATGTATTGTATCTTCGCGCCGAGTTAGGAAAGCCGGAATACATTTTTGAGGAGGAGGGCGAAGATAGGGACGGTTTTTTCTTTCCCGAAAAGCAGTTGAGCGAAAAACGTTACCGTTTCCAATTCCTTGCGCCGGAATACCTTTGCGACGCAATGCGAGTTATCCGAATGGCGGATTATGTACAGATAACCGCTAGCGGGCAAACCTATAATTGCGATACGTTTTTGATTACGGTAAAATGGCAAACACAGGGTAATTTAGCATCTGTCGAGGCAGAATTTGAATGCGATACAGTAATTAAAAAGATTGGACGGGGTATCGTTCCATCCAATTTAGGAGATTTTAATAATGATTTTAACAATGATTTTGATAATTAATAAAATTGGCAGTCATGGGAAATTATGAAACTTTGAAAAAATCTATTACGAGTGTAATTAAACAAAACGGGAATCAAGAAATTACCGGTTTATTATTGCAAAATACACTCCTGACTATTATTTCAACAGTAGGAGAAAATGCAACTTTTGCCGGAATTGCAACTCCTGATACTAATCCTGGAACCCCCGATCAAAACGTTTTCTATTTAGCCGTACAAAATGGATTATATACTTATTTTAACGGCGCAGTTATAGGTGATAATACAACTGTTATTTTTCAGAATAAGAAAGGGAATTGGACTAAAACGGTATTAGGAGTAGCAACGTCAGAGGAAGTGGCATTATTAAGGAACAATACAGAATCATTTATACCGTTTTCAGTTCTAGGGCGATATGTGAAAGCAGATGGAACTTTTGCGTATACTGCATATTGGAAAACAACCTATTATGAACCAGTTATGGCTGGAACTTATTATGAACTTAAAGTTTATTCACAGGAAGATGTAAGTTTGATCGCTTTCTATGATGAAAATAAGGTATTTATAAGTTCAATTCCGGGAGTAGTATTGGGATATAATAAAATAAACGGGATAGTTCCTGATAATGCAAAATATTGTATTGTTAGCACTGCGATAAGTAACACGTTCCCTGATGTATATCTATATTTAGATTATAGAATCAAAGGTATTTTTAATTATCTCAGAAATGAAGGTGCACCATTGTATTTAGTAAATACAATGTGGAAAAATAATATTCTTGTAAGACGACAAGTTGGAACAGGCTATGATTCACTGCATTTAACTACAAGTGCTAATTATGATGATACTTATGGTACAACAGTTTTCTTATATTATGCAGATAGAACAAATTATGCGCCTGTAGTTATTAATGCACTGTTACAACATGGTAGTTATTTGGTACTATCAAAAGAGAAAAATTCTTTTGTTCCGTTTACATCAATGGATGATTTGCCAAAAAATAAAGAATATATATACACATACGTATTTACAGAAGCAACATTACCAACCAATATCCCCGCATGGACTATTATTGCTCGTTGTCTTATGGGGGAATTACTTATTTATTTACCTAATAATATAAAATATTTAAGTAATTCAGATATAGTAAATTCTAATGAAGTTGCCCAAAGTTTTCCATTTGCTAATCATGGTTATATAAAAGCAGATGGAACCATTGTATCTACGCCATATTGGCTATATACGAATTTAATCCCTGTATTGCCTGGATTAAAGTATGAGGGTGCAGTAATGGGACAATATTCAAATGGTGTACAAACAGCTCTTTTATGTTTATATGATAAAAACAAAAAATTAATTTCTACCATACCTGCTACATCAGATGGTAAGAATATGACATCTTTACAAGATTTTATTCCGGATGATGTATATTATGTAAGAACTTGTACTACTGCTTCTGGATGGGAATTAAAAAGTTATTTTGCCGTCTTTTATCAGATGAATAAAATAATTGAAGAGATTAATAAGAAAAGTACTATACAATCGAATGCTGTTTTAAAATATGGACATAATTTGCAGAAAAAATATAATTTTGAAGGGGCAAAAGCGGCATTTTTCGGAGATAGTGTAACCGTTGGAGTTGCTTCTAATCCTTTCGGGCAAATTACTGAAAATTATCGTAAGATATTTTCCAACTTGGCTGGTTTCTCAAATTCAACCAATTATGCTATATCGGGTTCTGGTTTTACAGAAATAGAACATACCCCCGCAGTAACAAGTATTACCACTCAAATAACCAATATTATAGATTCTAATGTTGATTTTGAATTTATATTTATTGCCGGGGGAATTAATGATTATTATAGACAACAACCATTAGGAAGTTTAGGAGATACAACAAATGCGACATTTTACGGAGGATTGGATGTTGTATGCAAACATTTAACACAAACTATTCCTGATAGACAAATAATATTTATTACTCCCTTAAATGATAGTAGAACCATAGATGAAGCAGATGTTGTACCGTTAAATGCATATCGTAACGCGATATTTGAAGTTGCAACAATGGCGGGATTTAGTGTTGTTGATACATCAGTAATAGGATTTCCAAATGTTTCCGATCCTCAAGCCTATAAAGATGCAATGATACAAGATGGGGTGCATCCCACGGCTGCCGGGCATAGGATGTATGCCCATAATCTTTATAGTATTCTAACATAGTGGGGTTTTTATCCCTTACATTAATGTGGAAGAAAACAGACAATGATTTTACAGGAACGCAATATTATTAACGGAGCGACCGCCGCAATGGTCGCCCCGTTATTGGATTTTTACCAAAAGTTGGTTCCGTTCCTACTTTTGGCAATCGTTTTAATTATCGTTGATAGTCGGTTTGGAATAGCCGCCGCCAAAAAGCGTGGCGAAACAATCCGAACGTCCCGGAAATGGAGGCGGGCGATAAATAAATTGGTTGATTATGTTTGTTGGGTAACGTTGGCGGGATTATTTGGAACCACATACGGCGAAATATTGGGGATACCTATATTATCGGCGTTGTTCCTGTTAATCGTGTACGGCGTGGAGATTTCAAGTTGTTTCAATAACTACTTTGAATACAAGGGAATTAAAAAACGCATTAATATTTTTAAATTGTTTAACCGCCCGGAGGTCGAAAAGTGCATTGAAGATATACCGGACGAAAAAAAGGAGGACAAAGAAAATGAGTAAACCGATTATTATTTTGGATAACGGGCACGGCATGGAAACGCCCGGTAAACGTTCGCCCGTATGGAGCGACGGAAAGCAATTGTTTGAGTATGAATTTAACCGGGACATTGTGCGCCGCATTGAGGGCGCATTAAACGAACGGGGTATTGCGAACGTGGTATTGGTTCCCGAATGGAACGATATTCCGTTGACCGACCGGGTAAAGCGTGCCAACGAGATTGCCAAAGGCAACAAAGGCGGCGCAATTCTTATTTCGGTACACGCCAATGCCGGGGGCGGTACGGGTTGGGAGGTTTACACGTCGCCCGGTCAAACCAAAGCCGACCCGTTGGCAACGATATTGTACAACGAGGCGGAAAAAGAGTTTGCCCCGGACTGTTGGAAAATGCGTGCCGACCATTCCGACGGCGACCCGGACAAAGAGAGCAATTTTTATATCCTAACCAAAACAAGTTGCCCGGCGATGTTGTCGGAAAACTTTTTTATGGATACGGAAAAGGATTGCCGTTTTATAATGAGTGCCGAGGGACGGCAACGTGTGGCAAACGTCCACGTCCGGGCAATCGAAAAAATGATTGAGGGATGAAAAAGTATTTGATTTTGGCGGCAATCACTTTGGCGGTTGCCGCCGCCCTATGGGTACAGCACGCCAAAATAAAGAGATTGACCGACGAACGGGACAAATACCGGAGCAATACCGAAACGTTGTTACAGGACGTCGAGAGATACCAAACAAAAGACAGTTTGAACGCCGTAACCGTCGGCGTGTTGGAGTTGAAATTATCGGAGTTTGAAAAGTACCGGGCGGACGATGCGGCGTTGATAAAAACGTTGCAGACAAAGAACCGGGATTTGCAAGCGGTTACGACCGCCCAATTAGAAACAATCAACCAATTACGGGGAACCGTCCGGGATAGTATCGTATATTTGCCGGGGGATACCGTTACGACTGTTTTACGATGTGTTGATATTGCCGACCCGTGGTTTGAGTTACACGGATGCACCACGCCCGCCGGGGAATTTACCGGAACGTTTATAAACCGGGATAGTCTATTGATTGCGGAAACGGTACAATATCGTCGTTGGTTGGGTTTTTTATGGAAAACAAAAAAAATAAAAAATCGCAAAGTTGACGTTATTAGTAAAAACCCAAATACGGAAATATTGGGATTTGAATTTATAACAATAGAAAAATAACTATATTTGCGGCAAACGGGGATAGTTCGGAGTAGCTACCGGATGAAAAATGATGCAACCACTTTTCCCCGTTTTCCTTTTTGGTTGCTTACTTAAATGGTTGTATAATGGAAATTTGGAAAGATGTACCCGGATATATAGGGTTGTAACATAGCGTTGCAACCCCTTTTTGTTTTAGCCCGTTTTCCGCCCTGTATTTCGATTATTTTGTTTGAGTGAATAAAGTTATACCACGGCAAAGAAAGTCCATTAAAACGAAAATTCGGCGAAAATAACTTTGCCGGGAACCAAAAGAAACTTTTTTGCATAGAAAACACAAAATAAAAGATAATTATTTTGGTAGTTAAAATAAAACTGCTTATATTTGCACCATGTTAATACAACGATGGGGCGTTTTCCTCAGAACATTAGAGAGCGTAACAATGAATACTCAAAGCATTTACAACGGTTTGAAATATACGACACGGGAAATTAACCGCAATTACAAAATCAAAGTCAACGGCATTGTTGATGGAAAGAAAGTAAATATTGCGGTTGGGGTATCCGGGTTAATCCGAATTGTCGGCGACATTGAGTTGGTAAACCGCTTGTTATACCGTGCGTTTAACTGTTACGGCGACAAAGAGGTTTGCAAGTTGCGCCGAGGCGTCAAAATTACGTTCTATTATCAGTAAACAAAGACCGGGCGTTTTCTCGGTAACAAATAATTCTTTCAACAATGAAAAAGTACATTTTAAGTAAACAGGCAAAAGGCAAAAAGTTTCAATATACAGTAACCGACGAAAACGGCAATATTGTTTCAACGAGGATGTCCATACATAATTATGTCGCTTGTACCGCTAACGGGGAATTTTATTTTAGACGTTTAGATTTAATTGGGAAGGGAACTCATGGTATAGCATTGAAATTAGCAAATGCAATTATAAACAATCCAGAAGAAGCATATAAAAAACAAATTTCAAATCTTACCTTAACTTATCGCCTTAAATGGCTTACGGAAAATCCTGTTGGTAAATGGGTTCCTGAATGCATGGAACAAGCAAGAAACAGGAAAACAGAATTAGAAGCAATTGCATATTTATAGTAAGGGTAAATCCCTTTACATAACCATATAATGATGAAAATTATATTACGAGCTTGGATATTTTATAAATTACGTCGATGGGTTATTATTCCTACAATAGCTATTGATTGGGTGGATTATATATCCAATAATTATTGGGATATTGAAATATGCTTTATGTGTTTTTGTTTCCAATTTAGATATTACAATAATGAATAAATTGAAAAGGTATCGTATAACGCAATTATTATACGAAATAATCCAAAAAGCGGATGGAGGATTATTTTTACTTTACACCCGCCACAATCCGGGCGACGTGTTGAACCTGTTATTGGACGGCAACGATATTGGGTTGACGTGCCGGGTTGAAAGTCTGTTTGATAAGTATTACCGATATTGTCGAATTGTAACGGAGGCATAAAATGAGATTGGATATTGAAAGGCAAAAGGAATTGGAACCAAAGCGCATGGAGTACGCACGGAACCAAATAACGGCGTTGGGTTATGAGATAACCGAGGGAAACGCCACGACTTTAAAATTTACGTTCAAGGGTTCAACGGTTACTTTGTTCCCGTATTCCGGTTGGCATACCGGGAAAACCATACAGGATGGCCGGGGTATCGCAAAGTTATTAAAACAGATACGGCAATGAGTGTTATTTTAGAGGAGTTGAGGACACGGAAACAATTATCATTGAACCCAAAGCAACAACAATGGTTTGACGATTTGTTGGATATTGCAAAGGTTGTGGAGATTGTCCGGTTAGCGGACGTATTCAACGACCGAGAGATTGAACAAATACAGCGGGTTGTGCGCCCAGAGGTCAAAGGATGTTACCGCAATTCGCATTTGTTGACCCTGTTATTTCCCGACCGGGTGCAATACGTCGAGGGGCGAACATATACGGGGTTTTTCAGTATCGACCACGCATTTAACCGGATTGGGGACAAATACGTTGATGTTACGTTTGAATTGGCATTGAACTACGATCCAACGCAATACGAATACGTGGCGTTTGGGGAATACCCGGCGGATGTTATCCAATCCGTAAGAGAGGAAACCGGATATTATGGCGAAGTTTACAGACATTTGTATATTAAGAAAATGAGGAACCCCCGGACGTAACAGATACGCCGGGGGTTCAGTACGCAGTAACCGAGAGCGATGTATGGTTGATGCGGTACGACAAAAGTAATGCAAATTATCCGTTATCCAATTGCCCCCGGCAAAGAATTTGCCAAAACAAAGGTTTTATTTTTGGTAATTAAAAAAAGTATTTGTATTTTCGTGGCATGAAATCAAACCGACCGGGCGGATACCCGGCAACAATATGAGAGTAAAAGAGAGCAAAGAATTAAAAGAGTTGGCGACCCTATCCGGGAAAACAGCCAAACAAGTATCCGAAACAGTCGTTACGGAGTTAATCAACCGCAAAATCATTGAGGACATACCGGACAATTGGGGTTTACCCGTGTCGGACTGTTACGAACGGGATGTTACGGTTGCCGAGTTCGCCGATGTTATCCGGTCAATCGGTATTGCCGTTGTTCGTTCGGAACATTTGGACGCCTTGTTGGAGTGTGTATTGATTGGCGACGGGGATTGCCCGGAGTGCGGCGGCGAAATAGAGGTTACGGACGGGGAATATAAATGCACCGGAGGCGACGGATATTTGACGGAAAAAGAATACGCCCCAATTTGGGAGGAAAAAACGTGTACGCATTGCGGACATATAGAGAGCAACGAACCGAGTAATTAAACTTTAAAAATTAGAACAATGAAATTGAAAGTAAACGAAGCAATCGCCCGTTCAGAGGCGAACGGGAAAAAGGTTTTGAAAAAAGACATTGCCGCCCGCTTATTTCCGGGCGTAACCGAAAGCGCACAACAGGTTAATATGACTAATTTGTGTAACGGGACAACGAAACGCATATTGCCGGAATGGGTTGTTATCCTTTGCGAAATGTTGGATTGTACGGCGGATTATCTGTTTGGCATGGAGGGCGCAACCGATGAAAAGTAAATTTGTATTTTGGTTGGAAGCCGCCGCCGACAAAATGTTTTCGGAAAAGGCGCAATCCGTCGGACTTATGGCAACGTTTGGAACGTTGGGCGTTGCCGCTTTAATTGGCGCATTTTGGAACCCGTGGCAATTGTTCATTGCCGGAATGTGCGCAATTATGTTTTTATGTGGTTTATCTGAATATAACAAAGTGAGATAATGAGAACAAAGAGCGATGCACCGGGCGACCCGGTAAAACAGACCGTCGGAACAACGGGCAATATCCCCGCCGACCAATTCCCGGAAATATCCGAGGAACAACAAAGTATAATGCCGCCGTTTGAGGCAATGGAACAGGAGCAACCAACCGGAGCGTTTGAAATCGTGCCGGGCATGACGGTTGAGGAAATGACAGCAATGTTTTTCAACGTCGATGCGTTGATTGAACCGCCGTATAAGATTTGGCAATTAAACAGCAAGGGACACCGTTATTATTACCGTTACGACGAAAACGGCAACCCGGAGTTTTTCCCGTCTGTTACAACCATTTTATCGCAGACATTGCCCAAATCGCCGTTCCTTATCAAATGGATTGCCGACAAAGGGATTGAGGAAAGCGAACGTTATAAAGGCGAACGGGCGGCGTATGGAACGTTTATGCACGCCGCATTTGAGGAGTTATTGATTAACCGGGCGTATGATTTGGACGGGTTGAAATCCAAATTGAAAGAATACATTGAGATTAACAGATTGCCGGACGACTTTATTTATTACGCTGACGATTTGAAAAAGGACGTATTGGCGTTTGCGCAATTCGTTTTGGATTACGACGTTAGACCGTTAGCGGTCGAAATTGCGTTAGTACACCCGTATTACAAGTATGCCGGAATGATAGATTGCCCGTGTACCATGTTGGCGAAAATCGGCGGAACCGACCGGATAAACGCAATTGTCGATTTTAAGAGCGGGCGCAAAGGATTTTACGAGGAGGCGGAAATACAATTGCACCTTTACCGGGATATGTGGAACGTTAATTTTGAGCAATTCCCGATTACAAAGGTTTTCAATTTTTCCCCGAAAGATTGGCGCAAAAAACCGTCCTACAATCTAAAAGACCAAACAGACAGCCCCAACGCAAAGAAAATCCCGGCATTGTTGGATATTGCGGCGATTGAGGACGAAAAGAAAGATAACATATTTACCGCCGTATCCGGTGCAATCGTATTGGACGACGCCCCGGATTTGACGCAAAACGTTATTTCGTTGACGTTGGCGGAATTGGTAAAAACCAAAGCCCCAAAAGATAAGACGCCGGACGAACAAACAGCCGTAACCGCCGAGGACGTGAAAGCCGCCCCGGAACCGGAACCCGAAAAGCCGAAAACAAAGATTGTTAAAAGAACGACCGCAAAGGCGGCAAACAAGCCCACCACGGGCAAAAGTGCAGTCAAGCGGGGGGATACTACCAAAAAGGATGCAAAGCCCGTAAACGAACCCCAAAGGGGCAAAAGCAAGAAAAAACAAAAGTTGTTGAACGACGACCCAGAAATTTAAAGTATAGCCATGAAAACAATACATAAATATCCGTTATCAAATCTTTGCGAAACAATCAGTATGCCGCAAGGGGCAGAAGTTCTTACGGTAGAATCTAAAGGTGGCGAGACATTTGTTTGGGCTTTGGTAGATGAGTGTAAACCAATGGAAAAACGGACATTTGTTACAATAGGAACCGGACACGATGCCGGAAAGTATGGAGACAAATTGACTTATATAAAAACCATTTTCAAAGGGGTGTTTGTATGGCATATATTTGAAGTTAAATAAAACAGATAGAGCGATGAAAGGACGAATAAAACAACCGGAGGCGCAAAAGCCCCGGTTAATATTGCCGAGGGTCGGCAAAATAAAAATCGGAATGAAAGGCGCAAACGGGTATCCGCAAAGTGTCGATTATTTTATACCAACGGGAAAATATGCCGGGTTATTTACACAGGCATACGGCGAAAAGCCGCAAACCGTGCAAATTGTTTTCCCGGACGACGACCCGGCGAAAGTTTGTAACGAGCAATACGAGTACCGGGACGATGCCGGGCGGCGCATTGCTTACGGCGACGGGGAAACGTTCGACGTATGGGACGGGAAAAAATACGAAACGTTGAGTGTATCGGATTATCCAAACCTTATGGCGGGCGTTGCCAAAAAATACCCCAATCGTAAAATCCAAAAGGGCGGCGACGGTTGGGATATAACGTTGACGTTAAATTTTATTTGCCCGTTGGTTCGTGGCGTTGCCGGAATATGGACGTTTGAAACAAAGGGCACAGCGTCAACAATCCCCAATATCCGGGACACGTTCGACGGGATGTTGTCGGAACGTGGGTTTGTAAAGGGAGTAATATTTGATTTGAATGTACAATTTGCCACAACCCAAAAGCCGGGCGACAATTCCCGTTTTCCCGTTGTGTCGTTGGTTCCCAATGAGAGTGCGGACAATGTGTTGAAAGTTAAAAAGGCATGGGAGCCGATAAAACAATTGGAGGGCGGCAACAATGACAATTAGGGATAGTAATTATATAATCATTTTAGCCCCAATGATTACCCGGTTAAAACTCAAAGGGAACGAATTGTTGGTTTTCGCTTTGATACACGGGTTTAGTCAAGACGGCGAAAGCCGTTTTAAGGGGTCATTGCGATACCTTATTGAGTGGACGGGATTAGATAAAACGACCGTTATAAAAATACTCAAATCGTTAGTTGAAAAGCAGTATATCAATAAATTTGAGTACGAAAAAAATAAGGTTCGTTTTTGTGAGTATTCGACGAATTATTGGGCGGCTTTGGAGTGGTTGGAAAATCCCACCACCCCCCCGGTTGGAAAATCCAACCACCCCGGTTGCGAAACGCCACCACCCCCCCGGTTGGAAAATCCAACCACGGTGGTTGGAAATAACAACCCTATATTACAATCTAATATAGATAGTTCTTTTGATAGTGATAAGGATAAACCCGCCAACTATGTTGTCGGCGATTTATTCCCGGACGAACAATTGGAGGTTCAGAACGATAAAAAGAAAACAACCATATTTCGCAATTCCGGCGTTTTCAAGTTGGTAAAGGGCAACGATTATTCCGAGTTTGAAAAACTATTTGCGACCCCGGAATTTGCGCCAGTGGATTTGGTTTATTATTTTCATTCGGTCGCCGATTGGTCGGACACAAAGATTGGAGTAAAACGCACTTTTAACGGTTGGGTCGCAACGATTCGTAATTTCATACGTGGCGACGTCGAAAAAAAGAAAGTACATTTAAAACCGGAGTGCCAAGCCCCGCAACAAAAAATTAACGTCGGCGGCGCAATGGAGTTTTTAAATAACGATTATTGAGTATGGAAACATTACTGGAAAAAAGACAGCAAACAGCAATCGCAATATATAATCCTCAGCCGGGAACAAAAGCGATTGAGATACGCCGCCAAATGGTCGAGTTACCGGAGGTTACCAAAGCGTTAACCCCGGTTGAAAAGTACATATTTGCGGCGTCAACGAAAACCCAAATTTGCGAAATGGACGACGGAACATTGGTTGCGAAAACCGGGCAAATGTTCAAGTTCATTGCAATGGACGTTGGGTATAAGATTCCAACCGACCGGGACGAATGGGCGTATATTTGTACCCGGTTATTGGATATACTAAAACGGTATTATTCGCAATTAACATTGGCGGATATAAAGTTGGCATTTGAGTTGGCGACGACCGGGGAATTGAACGAATATTTACCAAAAGACAGTCAAGGCAACCCGGATAAAAACCATTACCAACAATTCAACGCCGAGTATTTCGCAAAGATTCTGAACGCTTACAAGCGCAAACAGAACGGCGCAATTTCCAAAGCATATACAGCGTTGCCCGAACCCAAACGGGAAATATCCCCGGAGAAAAAATGGGAATACCATAACGATATCGTCGAACGTTGCCGGAATGCTTTTTTGGAATATAAATACCGGGGTAAATATGACGCCGGAATGTGGGGCGATATGTTCGTTTACAATTGGTTGTATGCCGTTGGGTTGGCGGATGAAGTCAAACAAACCGAGGACGACCGCAAAACCGCCTTATCTCGTTATTTGCAACGAGCCGCCGCCGGGTGGTATAATCGTTTTGAAGTGGAAAGCGTCCGCCGTAAACAGACGGAAAGCCCCGAAATTGATTATACAGCGTTTGAGGTTGCCCGTCATAAAGAGATTAAAAAAGCATTTGACCGCATGATTGTGGATGAATTGCAAGTTGATAATTATTTGAATTATTGGAATGAACACAATAACGATTGATTGTATTATTGGCATTGACCCCGGAAAAACCGGGGGAATTGCTGTTTGGCGTCCGAACCACAAAACCGAGGTTATCAAAATGCCGGGCGACCTTATGGAGTTGAAACAATGGTTTGAATACATGAAAGGTATTTGCCGACCGTTGGTATTTGTCGAAAAGGTGCAATTGCGCCCGGACGACGTAAACGACAACCCCGGCAAAGCCTTTCGGGTGCAAAAACTGTTATCCGAATTTGAGAAACTGAAAACGATTATTGCCATGTGCGACGTACCGTTTGTTTTGGTACACCCTCAAAAATGGCAAAACGCCCTCAAATTGCGGGTTAAAGGGGAGGAAAAGCCGCAACGCAAAAAGCGATACCAAGCCGCCGCCGCCGCATATTACCCGGACGTAAAGGCGACGTTGTGGAATGCCGACGCCCTTATGATATTGCACTTTGGACGATACGTTTTGCAGACCCAACCGAAATGGGTATTGGAAAATTTACCCGCAACGATGCACGGAAAGTTATTTTAAGCCCGTAGGGGCGTTTTTTCTTATCAAATGAGTAAAGATATGGCAGACGAACAAACAACCCCGCAAAACGAAAATTTGGCGGAAATAACATTACCGGAATTTGTGGAAATGGTAAAACAGATGCGCCACAACCAACGACGTTGCCAACGGAACCCAACCCCGGAGAAATTGGCGACGTTGGAAAGTTGGGAAAAACAAGTTGATTATATTATTGGAATATTAACTGATACTCAAATTAAAATACTATGGTAATAGAAAAATATGGAACAATTACGCTTGTTTGTGGTGATTGTGAGGAATATATGAAAGATAAGGCGGATAATATGTTTGATTTAGCGATAGTTGACCCGCCCTATGGAATTAATGCCGATGCAAAAAGAGCAGATACCGGAAAAAATAAACACATAAAACAAAAAGACTATCATGTTGGGGGTTGGGATAAAACAATCCCCCCCCCCTCGTATTTTGTTGAATTACAACGAGTTGCGAAAAATCAAATAATTTGGGGTAGTAACTATTTTTTAGACTATCTCAACAGTACGCCATGTATGATTGTTTGGGATAAAGATAACGGAACAAATTTTTATGCTGATTGTGAAATTGCATGGACTTCCTTTCAAACTTCCGTTCGTAAATTTCGTTGGAAATGGCACGGTTTTTTGCAAGAAAACAATAAAAATAAACAGGAAAGAATACACCCTACTGAAAAACCAATTCAGTTATACAAGTGGTTGTTGGAAAATTATGCCAATCCGGGCGATAAAATATTAGATACACATGGGGGGTCAATGAGCCATGCGATAGCGGCACACGATTTAGGATTTGATTTGACTATAATTGAAAAGGACGAAGTATATTATAATACTGCAAAAAAACGATTAATTGAATATCAAAGACAATTAACATTATGGTAAATGAATATATCTATTTAGGCGACCGATTGACCCGCCCGGAATTGCGACGTATGCCGTGCCGGGCGGTGCGTCGTCCTAACGGAAAGTGCATACGGGGTAAAAACGGTAATATGTTGGTTGAGTTTGACGGCGTGGGTAAATGCGTTGTGTTGGGGCGGCTTTTACGGAAAATCAAAAAATAATCCGAATAAAAGGATTTATTTTTGGTAATTAAAAAACTATCCGTATATTTGTGGCATGAAATAACACCGACCGGGCGGGTTCCCGGAACAAAAAACAGTTTTAGAGCGATGAAAACAAAAGTATCAATTTCGGATTTTCGGTTTATGCCGAGCGGTTACGGACATTACAAAGTAACTTACACGTCGCCCGTAACGGGCAAAAGTTGGACGGCAACAACAAGCAATATGCCGTTAATCGACGCTACCAAAAACGCAGACGAACCGAAACGTTGCGATTTGGAAACCCTTAAAAGAGTGTGCAAAAATCAGTAATAACCAAGCCGGGGGAAACCCCGGCATAACCATTTAGAGCGATGATAATTAAACGTATGGAATTGTTGAATTTCCAAGTAATTAAGGAGTTCAACGCAGACTTTGAGGGTAATGTATATTTCATTACCGGGGACAATGAGTTGGGCAAATCGACCCTTTTAAAAGCAATCGGCGCAATGTTGACCGGGAACCGGGATGCCGTGTTGCGTAATGGCGAGGACAAAGGGTTTGCTAAAATGGTTGTCGGCGACGACGGCGAGGAATACGAGGTTGAATTGCGGTTTACCAAAGCCAACCCCCGTGGTACGCTATCAATCAAACAGAAAACAACCGGGATGCGGTCGGATAACGTAACCATGTTGCAACGCATATTCGGTTATACTGACTTTGACGCCGTGGAGTTTTCCCGTTGGTCGGAAACCGCCGAGGGACGCCGCAAACAAATTGAAGTCGTAAAGGCTTTGTTGCCCGAAAAGGTGCGTAACCGTATCGACGCAATCGACGCCGAGGTTACGACCGTTAAGGAAAAGCGAAAGGACGCCAACGCCGAGGTTAAGACGTACACGACCATTTGCGCCGCCGCCGAAAAGCAGTTGCGCCCCGGCGACGTCAAAGAGTATGCCGAGAAAAAGGACATAACGGCGTTAATGGAGGAACAAAACGAAAACGCCCGGTTGATTGAAAAGGCAAAAACCGTTCGCCAAGCCCGCCAAGAACGTACAACGCAGTTGGAGCAAATCCCGGAGCGTATCAAAAAAGCCAACGCCGACTATGCCCAATCCGCCGCCAAAATTAGGGAGGATTTGGAGTGTGAGAAAAAGGAGGTTGCCCGCATTATCGCCGAGGCGCAACAACGTTTGGCGGATGCAGAAAAGGAGGCGGATACGTCAACCAAAGCGATAAAAAAGGAGTTAAAGGACACGTTGGCGCAAATCGAAACCGACAAAGCCGATTACGAAAAGCGCAAAGCCAATGCCGACAAATGGTTGGAGGAATACGAAAAGAACAACCCGGAAAATTTGGATACGGCGGAACAACTGAAAAAAGCCGAGGAACACAACCGTATCAATGCGTTGGTTGTCGATTACACGATCAAGAAAAAGCAACGGGACGCCGCCGAAAAGGTCGCCCGGACATACGACGACAAATTGGGCGAATTGGCAAAGGAACGGGAACAACTTATTGCGACGTCCAAATTGCCGATTGAGGGATTGACATTCACGGACGACGGGTTGGAGTTAAACGGCGTGCCGTTTGTCGCCGGGAAAGTGTCCGATTCTCAAATTATGGAGGTTGCCGCAAAACTTATCATTGCAAGCAATCCGACCGTTAAAGTGTTCCGTATTGCGAGGGGCGAAAGTTTGGGCGAAAAGCGTTTGCAAACGATTATCGACATTGCCCGCAAAAACGGTTTTCAAGGTTTTATAGAGGAAGTCAAGCGGGGACAGGACGATTTGCAAATTGAGGAATATACTGAAAACGAATAATAACCGGGGGCGCAATGCCCCCTTAATATCCAAATCAAATGGCATTTACTTTGAACGATAATTTGAAGCATTGGGCGGAAAAATACGAAACCGCCGATTTTATCAAAGCCGACCCGGTGCAAATCCCGCACCGTTACGACAGTCGGGTTAATATCGAAATATGGGCGTTCGTTACGGCGTGGATTGCGTGGGGCAATCGCAAACAGATAATCCAAAAGGCGGATTTTATCGACCGGGAAATTTTCAAGGGCGAACCGTATCATTACATTGTCGGAACCGACCGGGACGCCCCGGAATGGAAAAAGTACAAAGACGACAAAACCAATTTTTACCGCACGTTCACGTATGCGGATTTTCACGACCTTTGCGCCCGTCTGTTTGACGTTTATACGTCGGCGGATAGTATGGAGGCGGCAATAAAGAAAACCCACGAAACGAACGGGGAAACGGCGTTATCAACATTGCAATCGTTGTTCGGTTCTGTTAAGGGTATCCCGGATTTTGAAACCCAATCGGCGTGCAAGCGGTTATGTTTGTTTTTGCGTTGGATACGTCGCAAAGGTTCCCCGGTTGACTTTGGATTGTGGGATGTATGCGACCCCCGCAATTTGATTATCCCGTTGGATACGCACGTACATAAACAAGCATTGCGGTTGGGGCTGACGAAATACTGGACGCCGGATTTACGCACCGCAATTGAGATAACCGACCGTTTCGCCGAGATATTCCCGGACGACCCCGCCAAAGGCGATTTTGCGTTGTTCGGTTACGGCGTGGACGGTACAACCGCCGATACAATCAAAAAGGTAACGAAAGCCGTAAAAGGATTTGCCGAGGCGTCCAACGAGGCGGCAACGGTTATGGCAGACGCCGAAAAGCATTTGCCCCGTGCCGAGGACGACCCGGAACCGGAGGCAGTCGAACCGGAACCCGTCCCGGAGGAAATCCCCAATAAAGCGGTTGCCGATATGAGTATTGCGGACGTATTGACGTTGCCGTTGTTCTATAATAACGCAACCCGTGTTGTCCGGGATATATGGAACGACCGGGAAACCGCACGAAAAAAAGCGGGCAAAAAGGGCGAACGATTGAAAGCGCACCCAATCGACGCACTACACGCCGCCGGGTTGTTGGAGCCGGGAAAATTCGTTGTTGCTTTTGCACACGTTTTGGATAAGGTCGCAACCGGATTACCACGGGCGCAACGGGATGTATTACATACGTTGGGAATGACAGCGTTTCAAAAAACTATGCAAAAATTAATCGACGATGAAAAGGCGGGAAATAACGGCGACGGGAACAATTAACCAATCCGGGGGGTTGGCAATGTACATGGGCGAATTAAACGAATTTTTCGCCATGCACAAAGGTAGCCGGGTAATTGCCCGGTTTACCGTTGCGTCGCCCGGTTCGTCCGCCGCCTTGCGGGGTTATTATTTCAATTATGTTGTACCCACGTTTAAGGCGGCAATATGGGACGCCGGGGAACGGTTGACCGAGGAACAAACCGAACAACGTTTACGGGAATGGTCGCCAATAATGCACGCCGAAAACGTCGATTATGACACCGGGGAATATACCCACGAATTGCGAACCGTGGCGGATTTAAGTAACGCCGAGTTAATCGAACATATCGAAACGCTCAAACAGTTAGCCGCCGAGGAATACAACGCATATATTGACGACCCGCAAACCCTTTGATTATGTTTTGCAAGTGTGGAGGAAAACGCAAGGATTACCCGTTGGCGGGTTGGCGGGTTATCCGGTCGAAATACACCCCGCACCATTGGAGCCGTTTATATTGCCAAAATTGCAAATGTAGTTGGGTAACGGGTGCGGCTTATGTTGAACAAACGCCCGAAACATTCGGGCAAATGAAATTGAAATTATGAGTTTACAGGACACCGACCCAATGCCGCAAGGCAAATTTAAGGGTCAACAAATGCAAACCGTCCCGTATTGGCATTTACTTTGGTTGGAGCAACAACCGTTTTGCTGTAAGGACGTCCGGGAATACGTCGAGGAAAACCGGGATGTATTGGAAGTTGAAAAAAAGCGGGATGCGTACCGCCAACAGAGAGATAACGCAGAGTAATAACAATTAAAATGCAGTAATATGAAAGTCTTTAATTTGAGCGATGTTTGTTTTTTCGATTGTGAAACAACCGGGGTTCCCGGAAAATCCCAAAAATGGGACGTCGATTTTATGGAGTTCCCGCACGTCGTACAATTGGCGTGGTCGTTTGGGGATAAGGAACGCAGTTTTATAATAAAGCCCGACGGGTACGAAATCCCGCCCGAAACCACGGCGATACATGGTATAACAACAGAACGGGCGGTTGCCGAGGGTGTACCGTTTGCCGAGGTCGTGGACGAATTTTTGGCGGACGCCGCCGACGCCCCGTTGGTATGTGCGCACAACATTTATTTTGATACGTCGATGTTAAAAGCAAACATTTTGCGATATTGCGGAAAAGAGTATTACGACGCTAAAGCCGAGGACGCATTGTTTAAGGGAAAGCGAATTGATACAATGATGAAAACAATACATTTTGTTGGTGCGTGTTATGAAAACGGAAAGCCCGGAAAGTTCCCCAAATTGGAAGAGTTGTACGCAAAGTTGTTCCCCGGCGAAATGTTCCCGGCGCATGATGCGTTACAGGACATACGAGCGTTACGCCGTTGCGTCCCTGAATTGGTCGAATTAGGGATTATTGAGTTGAAACAAAAGGAATACCCGGCAGAACAATCCGCAATGAAATTTGAGCCGGAAAACGGGCAAAGCGGGCGTAATATTCAGTTCCACGACCCCAACCCGGTAACGGAGCCAATCGGAACCGCCACGGCGTCCCCGGAACCCGTCGTACCGGAACCGGAGCCGGAACGCCCGGCGACCCCCTCAAATCCCACGACAAAGGCGTTATTGGATGAAAACGAATTTTAAGCGCAAATAAAAGGTTTTATTTTTGGTAATTAAAAAACTTTCCGTATATTTGTGGAAACGTCCGGGGGTAACATTGCCCCCGGATAACCTAAAAAAAGCGATGTAATGGCAAAGAGAATTAAAGACGAATTTACACGGGATTGGATTATTGAACAATCAATTGACGTGTTGAGCAATTACGAAAACGGTATTTTGACAATCCGTGCGTTGCATTATCAGTTAGTAAGCCGGGGAATGACGAACACGTTACAGCATTACAAACGTGTCGTTGCCGCAATGGAGGTTGCACGTTGGGACGGTCGGGTTGACTTTGAAGCGTTTAGCGACCGTGACCGGGCAATGGTCGGAATGACGAAAGCCGAGGCAACCGATTTGGAGGAAAAGCAAGTCGAGGAAATCAGCCGAAAACCCACATTTGCCCGTATTGTGGCAAAGCCTTTCAACCTTTTGGTATAGCGTCGCACCGTGCGGCTTGTCGGCAGAAAAAGGAAAAAGAAAAAACCGAGCCGGGCGGGTTCCCGGCAAATAAATAATTTGTAATATGAGCGAAGAAAAAAAAGAAAAGGACGTTATGTTTGTCCCGTCTGAAAAGGCGTTTGCATTGTCAAAGGTCAAGTTGATAAAGGACGGCGGGTTGGACGTTCATTATGAAGTTACCGAAACCGTCGGTAATGAGAGTTACACAAACAAATACCATGTTGAGAGCGCAAAGGACATACACCCCGATTTAAGGGCGTGTTTTGACGGATTGCGCCCGATTATGGGGCGTATATTCAATATTACGTCGTTCCTTTCGTTCATGGAAACGCCGGACACAAAGGCGACCAAAGCGCAAAAAGACGCCGCCCGTGAATTTGCGGACGAAATGTTGAAAGCAATTGAGGTTCGGGGCGTGTCCTTTTCCGGTCAAGACGATAACGTGGGGGTTGTCCTTACGGGATTGTTCACGGTATCCAACAACCAAAAGACAGCGATAAATTCGCCCCGTCTGAAATTCAATACCGAAACTTTCGGTTTTGAGGAGGAATTGGAGGAAATCGCCGGGGAAATTGAACGGGAGGTTTACGCATTCTTATTCAAGGGCAAAAAGGCGCAATTGGAGTTGTTCGGAGCCGACGGAAACGCCGCCCCCGGCGTAACGGATGCGCCCGGATTGTTCCCGGAGGTTGCAGACCCGGCAACCGAGAGCGACGACGATAACGAGCCGGAAAATGACCCGGACGACGAAACGGCGGATATGTAGTATATGGAGCCTATTTTGATAACCGACCGGGAGGAATACCAATTTGTAACCGATAGGGGGTTTTGCCCCCTATTGGATTACAAACGGTTTACAATGGATATTCGTTTGCGGGTCGAAATTCAACGGGAATTGTTCGGGCATTGCGTTTTCGGTCGTGGCAACATACCGCAAGCGAATGAACGGTTTTTTAGGTGGGTTTGGGAACATAAGCCGCACCAATGCGAGGAATGTTTGAAACCCTTACGGAATTATTCCGCTGTTTATTGTTCCCACATTTTAACCCGTGGAGCATATCCCGAAATGGCGCACGATGCAAGAAATATTAATATATTATGTTTTGAACATCATTCGCTTTGGGAAAATGGAGATAAAACGAAAATGCGTATATACCCCGGTAATTTTAGATTGATTGAATTAATGAAAAATGAATATGCAGATTTGGAAAGATATTGAGGGGTACAAAGGGCATTATCAAATTTCTAATTATGGCAATGTTCGTTCCTTAAAAAAGGATGCGTTTTTAATGAAAGGCGCATATTTGAAAGGATATAAAATAATTAGTTTATGGAAAAACGGAATAGGAAAAATGTTTCGTGTTCATAGATTAGTTGCGGCGGCGTTCATTCCAAACCCAGAAAATAAACCATGTATCGACCATATCGACGGCGACCGAGCCAATAACCATGCGGACAACTTGCGTTGGGTTACAGTTAAAGAAAATCAAAATAACCCAATAACAAAATCCAAATGGATTGGAAGAAAAGCAAAGCCACACCACGAAAAAGCGGTTGAGCAAATAAAAAACGGTATTGTTGTAAATATGTTTGTTAGCATACAAGAAGCCGCCCGAAAAGGTAATTTTTCTGCAACGGCGATTTGTAAGGTATGTAAGGGGAAAGGGAATTTGCATAAGGGTTATAAATGGAGATACAAAAAATGAGAACCAAAAAGAGAACAACCGATTTTGGGGCAATTTCCCGGTCGTCTGTTAAACGAGATTTTCAAAGGGTACAAACATACCCGAAAGAGGAAAAACGCCCGGAAATCGAAGATTTGCCGAAAATAAATGCCGAACGTCGCATTATCCATATATCAGAAACAAGCGGATACGCCAAATTTGCCCGGTATATTGTGGGTAAGTTGGTACGCCTCAAAGAAAAATCCGATTTGGGCGGTAATTCATGGTATTGCGAGTTTGTACACGACGACGACCGCAAGGCGTTGAACACGGCGGCGGGTTGGTCGGATAATAAACGGCAATACCTTTTCGACGGTATCAAATTTAAAAACTAAAATTATGAGCGTAAACAAAGTTACATTATTGGGACACACCGGGAAAGCCCCGGATTTTAAGGAGTTCGACAACGGGGGTTGTGTGGCGACGTTTTCGTTGGCAACCACGAAACGAGGTTTTACCACAAAGGACGGGCGGAAAATCCCGGAGCGTACCGAATGGCATAACGTCGTGTTGCAAAATGGATTGGCAAAGGTTGCCAATCAGTACGTCAAAAAGGGCGACAAACTGTATATTGAGGGCGAATTACGCACCCGGAGTTATGACGATGCCAACGGCGTAAAACGATACATTACCGAGGTTGTCGCAACCGATATGGAAATGTTGACGCCCAAAGCCGCCGGAACGACACAAGCCCCGCCGCCCGTCCCGGATGCGCCCACACCCGACCAACCCGACGATTTACCGTTTTAACACGTTGAGCGATGAAAGAATTTAACGGACTGGTAATATACAACCCAAGTGGTCGAGCCGGGGAATATTCGTATTGGGCGGCTAATTTTTACGTTGGATGTTCCAACGGTTGTACTTACTGTTATTTGAAAAAAGGCAGGGGCAAAAAAGTATTGGGAGGCGATACGGCGGAATTGAAAAAAACGTTGAAAAACGAAATTTATGCAATGCAAATGTTTCAAGCCGAATTAATGGCAAATAAGGAGGAATTGCAAAAATGCGGGTTATTCTTTTCGTTTACAACCGACCCTTTATTGACTGAAACGATAGGTTTAACGGTATTGGCTATTGATTTTTGCCAAAAACACAAAGTTCCGGTCAAGTTGTTGAGCAAATGCGCCGAGGGTATGGAGGCGATAATTAACATATCCGAGTCGTCCGGGTGGGATGTTTCAAAAATTGCTATTGGGACAACATTAACCGGATGCGACGAATTGGAGCCGAACGCCGACCCAAATATGATGCGGGTTAATGTGTTGGCACGGGCAAAACGCCACGGGTTCCGCACCTTTGCAAGCGTGGAGCCAATCCCGCCGGGAATGTACGACCGGGCAATTGGGATAATCAAATTGTCGTATCCGTTCGTTGACCTGTATAAAATCGGGTTGCAGAGCGGCGGCAAATATCCGAAACGGGAAATACGATTGATTTACGACACGATTACGGAACATTGGGAGGGACGCCCGGAACAACCCCGTATCTATTGGAAAGATAGTATTGTTAATCCGTTGGGGATTGACCGGGGAGAATTGCCGGGGTATTGTGTCCCTGTTAATTGGGATTTGTTTAACAATGAAAAGTGAAATACGGGTTGAGGTTCCCGCCGATTGCCGATTGGTCGGAGTAAGGACGGACGGCGATGTTGTCGTTATCATTTACGAGCCAATCCAAAACGTCCAGCAAATTGGGTTCATTCATTACCCGGAACCGGGCGAAATTGATAACGAAAAGGAGGAATAAAAATGCAGTTTAACAACAAAGATTACAACCCCGCCCAACACGACCGTTGGCGGGCTTTGACCGTCAAAAATCCATACGCAACCGATTTGGTTACGGCGGCATACATGGACGACGACGGGAATGTTTACGGCGTCAAGTCGATAGAGGTACGAAGCAAAAACACCCAATACCGGGGCGACATAATGGTTTGTTCGTCTGCCAAACCGGAAATTGCCGGATTGGGAAACGGGGTTACTTTGGGTTTGTGCGAGTTGTACGATGTTAAGCCCGTCGCCGAGTTTACCCCGGAAGATTGGGCAAACACCCGAATACCGGAGGAAAAGCGCAAGCACATTACAAAGGGTTACGGGTGGTTGATGCGCAACCCCCGCCGGGTTGTTGAGTTCCCAATAAAGGGACAGTTGGGGATTTACAATTTGATTTACACAAAAGGGGTTATTGTCGAATATCCAACGGCAATGGTTATGGATAAAAAAGGTTATGAATTAGCAAAGGAGGCAAACAATGAGTAAAAAGGAAATCGGAGTTATCCAAAACAATGGCGACGTACATACGGCGCAAATCGGGTTCCATATCGGGCGGGTCGGCGTCACTGTTTACGTCCGGGAATATTGGAAATACAAAAGTTGGTTTATCGTTCCCGGCGTTACCGTCGATACGGTCAACGGTTACGACCGTTTTGTTGACGTCGAATTGAAAGTATTGTTTATCGGGGTCGGCGTCCGCTTTATATGGATTAAACGAAAGGTAAAACCATGAAAGCCCGGTTAATTTTGCTATCTTTGGCAACTGCTTTGTTGCTATCATGTAGCGCCAACGACGACGAAATAATGAATTACCAATTTAAAAATGATGCGATGAAAATAGAAACAAGGATTGTGAGTGATTGTGTGGCAGGCGTTATCCAAAAAAGTGTTCAGCAATTTAATTGTAATATTATTGAAATAGCATTAGCAGGGGGTAGAAACGTTCGTGTATCTGTTGAGGGGAAGGAGGCGGATTTGGAGGCCCTATTTGAGTACGCATATGAGAGTGAAGAACCCGCAACCCTTTGACCCGGATAAGGAATACAAGCCGGGGGAACGTTGCACATATAACGGGGTCGTTCTTATCGCCGAGGTTTGGACGAAAGCCGCACAACGATTGCACGAACAACACCCCGTTATATTCCCGTGCCGATGCGCACGTTGCAAGATTGAAAAAACCGATTGCCCGTTTACCGGGCGGAAATGCGACCGTTACAGCCGGAGCGACCGCAAGCAAATATATTTCCGGCAATTGTTTCATAAATTCAAAAAGTAGAGCGATGAAAAGCAAATTAACCCCTTTCGACGGGGAATTGTTGGTTATGATTGCCGACATTATGAAAGTCGAACCCACGGTTGAGGAAAACGCAACCATGTACGCAATTTCCGTTCCGATTGGGGATAATTCCCCGGACACGGTTACGGCGATGCAAAACGCCGTCCGGGGACGATTGGGCAAACGGTTAATCATGTTTGAGGACGTCGATAACTGCAAACGATATTCCGTTGCCTATGTTGACGACGCCGAAAGCATGGCGGACGAAATCCGCACCGAGTACGACGCCCCGGACGCCACGGCGGGAACCCGGTATTGCAGAACCTTAAAAGAGGTTGACGCAATCCAAGTTAACCGGGACAATTTGGAAGCCCTCAAACGATTTACAGGAGGCGGCATAATGACAATACCCCGAAAGCCCGGAGGCATTGCCAAATATTCGTTCCTATCTGAAAACGGCATTATGATTGATGCTTTAGAAACAATGTATATTATTAGAGAAGAAAACGGGAGATTTTCTTGCTGTTCTAAACAGAAATTTGATGCCGAATTTGAACCAAAGGAATACGGCTTTGAGAATAACGAATTGGGCAACCATTGCGGCGAATGTTCAAATATGAAGCATGAAGATTATAGAGGTATCGGATATTGCGATATATTAAACGAATTTGTAATATGCAGTGATAAAGCATGTAAATATTTTAAGTAATGAAAATCATTTATAATAGTTTTATTCCTTTCCCTGGCTATGTAGCTATGATAGTATTCGGGATTATTTTCGCACGAAAAAAATATAAACCGCTTGCTTGGTATATCATAAACCATGAGAAAATACACCATGTTCAATCTACTGATTTTGTTCCGGATGGTAAAAATTTCAAAGGATGGCATAAATTTTGGGCATATTGCCGATTTTATGTAAAATATATCGGTTATTGGATGAAATATGGCTATAATAATATACCATTTGAACGGGAGGCGAAAACTTATGCATTAGATTTGGAATATCTTAAATATCGTAATAAACATGCTTATAAAGAATTTGAATAATTTTAATTTCTAATTAATAAAAACATATTGAATGATGGAAAAGAATTTTGCAAATGAATTGGCGGAATTGATTAACCGCCACGGTATCGACAACGATTTGAATATGCCGGATTGGGTATTGGCAAATTTGTTGGTTAACACGTTGAACGCCCAAAATGAATTGCAAGTTGCCGCCGCTGACGGGGTACGCAATGACGACCCGGACGACGATTGCGATTGCCCTATTTGTCAAATGCGCCGAGCGTTGGAGGCAAAGGGAGCCGCACGCCCGGAACCCCAGCAAAAAGGAATACAGAAAGCCGCAAGCATTCGACGCCCCAAAGAGGTTGTCGATATTGCGGAACTAATCGCCAAGTTGTTCCCCGGTGCGAAAGTAGAATTGCACCGTATCGACGTCCCCCGGAATAATCCACGGAACCGACACCGGAATAAAAATAAGCGGAACAATGGAAAAGGTTAAATGCACCCATTGCGGGAAAGAATTTACCAAAAGAGGGATAAATCGGCATGAAACAAATTGTTTAGATAGACTTTATCGGGAAAGAGATTATAATAATTGCTATTATTTTTTAGGAGGGCATTGTATGAGAAGCGGAATGCCTGACCCTTGTTTTCCAGAATTTTGCGATTATGATGTAATGGACGACCCCGAATTGTTTGAAGATTAATAAAGGCGAAAGCCCCGGAAATAATCGCCGGGGTTTTGCCGTTTATATATAGCAATGGGACGATACAAAGAACAACCCGTTATATGGTGCGCCGGGAACGGATGCAAGAAACGTCGAGGGTGCAAACGCTATGTAAAGCGGAACCCGGACGAATGGGTTTATACGCCCACCCCGTACCGGAGGAATTGCCCGTTATTCATTGAGTACAAGCAACCGGAACGATAATTGCGAGAAAAGCCGTATATTTGCCGTACAGTTCATTTAAAAGTAATGAGATATACGAAGTATCAGTAGTAACAACGAAGCCTCTTAAAATGGATATTCGCCGCAAATAACTTGCAAAGGGAAAGCAACGTTTTAAGGAGGGCAAACGGAGGGGAAAGATAGACCCAAAAGCCAAAGGAGGAAAGCCGACGAACCAAAGGACGAAAGGAGCCAAAGAATAAAAAGGGCGAAAGGTTAATTTTAACCCCCGTTTGACATTAAAAGAGGTTAGACAATGGAAAAATTGAACAAAGGGCGGAAACCCGCCGGATATAACAAAAGGTCGGAGGAACAAAGAGTTTACGACGTTCGGTTTTGTGCCGACTTGTTTTTGCGTGGTTATTCATACCGGGAAATTGCCGAGGCATTGAACCGGGATTTGTCCGCCCGTGGATTGGATTATACTATTTCGTTTCAAATGGTATATTACGACTTGCAACAATGCCTTATTGAATGGAAGCGGGAAAGGTTGGAAACAATCGACGAATATGTTACGCAGGAATTGCGCAAGTTGGATAAAATGGAGCAACAAGCGTGGGAGGCGTGGGAGGCGTCGAAAACCGGGAAATATCGCACCAAAGAGAAAACCAACAAGGGGCGACCAATCAAAACCGATGCCGAGGACGGCGACCCGGAATATTACGGGTACAATGAAACGGCAACCGAAACGTCCGCCGGGAACCCCCGGTTTTTGGACTTGCTTTTGAATATTCAGCAACGCCGGGCAAAGATGTTAGGATTTGACGCCCCCGTTAAAATAGAGATACCCGGGTACAATGCCGGGACGGACGACGACAAACCCAAATACGACGTTAAGGCAATCCCGGACGATATGTTATTTGCCCTTGCTGACAAATTGCAGTCCGCCGAGTTTCAACGTACCGTATTGGAGAAAGGAGGGGCGCAATAATGGCAAAGAAAGCAACCGCCCCGAAAAGAGGCACGACCATAAACCAACAACCCGTCCATATATGCGACGATTGCAAGCACTCAAATTGGGTGCAATCGCATAGCAATTTAGATTGGAAGGGCAAACCGATTTGTTTAACGTGTCCGTTTGAACAATGGCATATCTTACGAGGTCGTAAGGCGTGCGGCAAATGGGAGCCAAAGCCAAAGGAGGTGCAACCATGACGAACGAGCAATTATTGACGATGTACGACGCAATCCGGCAACAACCGGATTTACTTGTTAAAGCGGCGGCACGTAAACGCCTTATCAACTTTGCCCGGTATATGCAAACCGATTTGGTATTGGAGCCGTTCCACGTCGTTTATTATACCCTTTTGGATATGTTCGCACACGGGCAAATCCGCAAAATGATAGTTCAGCAACCCCCGCAACATGGTAAATCGGAGGGGTCGAGCCGTAAGTTACCCGCATTCATGTTGGGGTTAAACCCGGACACTAAAATTTGCATTGGGTCGTATGCGGCGACAATCGCACGGGATTTTAACCGGGACGTCCAACGGATAATCGACACGCCCCGGTATCGTGAATTGTTCCCGGATACCTTTTTGAACGGGTCAAACGTCGTAACAATGGCAAATACCTATTTGCGCAATTCGGATGTTATCGAAATGGTCGGGCGTAAGGGTTCGTTGCGTGTCGTTGGTCGTGGCGGTTCGCTTACGTCTAAAACCGTGGACGTTTCGATATTGGACGACGTGTATAAGGATTACGCCGAGGGTAACAGCCCGATTGTAAGGGCGGCGGCGTGGAAATGGTACACGACCGTTGTACGAACCCGTTTGCACAATGATAGTCAAGAATTGATTGTTTTTACCCGTTGGCACGACGACGATTTGATTGGACGGATTGAAAAGAGCGGGGAAATAATCATTGATGTAACGTGTTGGGCGGACTTGCAGAATATACCGCCGGGCGCATGGGTGCGTATCAATTTCGAGGCATTGAAAACCGGACAACCGACCGAGATAGACCCCCGCCCCGTTGGTGCGGCATTATGGGAGGGACGGCACAACCGTTTGAAGTTGGAGGCGCAAAAGGCATTAGACCCGGTACAATTTCAATGCTTGTATCAGGGCAACCCCGGTTCCGCCGAGGGTCGATTGTACCAACCTTTCAAAACGTGGGTTGAAAAATCCGATTACGGCACGTACATTCGTTCCGGCGCATACATTGATGTTGCCGATGAGGGGGACGACCTTTTGTTTGCCGCCACGTATGACATATACAAGTCGGACAACATGGTTTTCAACGAACAAACAAAGCGCATGGAGCCGTTATTGTTCGCCCTTATTACCGACATGGAAATGACGGACGAAAACACCGACGTAACAACCGTAACCGTCCCGGCAATGATAAACCGGAACAGCACGCAAAAAGTATGGGTTGAGAGCAACAACGGCGGTGCGGGTTACGAAAAGGTTATTAAAAAGAAAATCCGGGCAATGACCGACCCGTTTTATCAAGGGGGAAACAAAGAAAGCCGGATTGTTACGGCGTCCGCAATGGTAAACCAACACGTTATAATGCCGTTCGGTTGGGAAACCCGATATAAAGCCGTGTACGACCATGTAACGGCGTTTTTGCGCAACTTTGACGCTAACATCCACGACGACCCGGAGGACGGATTGACGGGGATATACGAAAAGGAAATTGCAGACGGCAATGTTGCACCATATAGCCACGAACGCCGGGGGGTCAAAAAGCGCAATTAAAAACATTTGCGATATATGCAAGTTATTTATCGGAAAAAGTTTATAACTTTGTAGACGATAAGAACGGGTAAAGGGACAACCCAATTTTAATAACAAGATTTTTAAACGTTTAAAAGCAAAAGATTATGATTTGTAAGTGTCCAGCGGCGGCGG